CTTTATTGATTTAATTTCGGTCATCTTATTAGTCCTTATTTTATATTTATTTTATTTGCTTTTTGTGATAATTCTATTCATCCCATTTTAGCTCTGGTAATACTGGCAACCCATAAAAAGGATCATTTTTATCCAGGCTAATTTTAATTTCAACAAGGTGTGATAGCGCTTCGTTATTACTTTTGTATCTGCGAATCCATTCCGCCCCTGTTGACACCGCCATTTCGTCGTCTCTTTGGTCAAAATATTTTGCTTTAGGATTTATTGTCATTTTATTAGTCCTTATTGTTGTTTAGTTTTTTGTTTAAAGAGAGGCGATTAATCGCCCCATTTCCAGCTTTTTAATCTTTCGCATCGCTCGTTAAGCTCTTTAACCATTCTTTCTATTTCTTGTTTCTTTGTTTCTGGCCCAAACTTTCTTTCCCTTGCTTCTTTTTCTATTTTGCTTATCGATTCGTCATTAAATATAAAGTTCATTTTATTAGCCCTCATTGTTGTCTTGATGTAAGTATAATAGCAATGAAGTTACATTATGTCAATGATGTTGCACTATCTATTTTAAGATCTAGACATTTACATATAGTGTATGTACTATATATACTATTAAGTACGTTAACTCAGGGATTGAGATGTCAAAGCTAGTAGTGTGTCGTTTGTGCTCAGGACAAAAGAAAGTGCCTGCGATGGGATTCATGGAAAAGAAGTGTCCTGAATGCGATGGGAAAGGGTACGTTAAGAACGATCACTATGTTTGCTCTATCTGCTCAAAAGAAATTACTTTAGATGCTGCAAAGCAAGTTGTTGAAGAAAAGAAAACAAGAGCAAAAAGAATTTCAAAAAATATTGTTGGTACAGACGATATGAGCTTAGAAGCGCATCATGTCGACACTCAAGATTCAACTGCATTTTAACAAAAAGGATTTTGTTATGGCTGGTCCTTCAAAGAAAATGGGAAGACCCACAAAATATACCCAAGAATTAGCGGATGAAATTTGCATGGCCGTTTCAACGTGCACGCTTGGGCTCGGTAAATTATGCGCACTTCATCCGTCTTGGCCAGATCGCGACACGATCAATACATGGCGCGTTTTAAACCGTAACTTTTCCGCTCAATACCACGAAGCGAAGAAGATTCAGGCTGATTTATATGCAGAAGAATGTATGGATATTATAGATGCATCCTCTATAGAAGAAGCGCAGCTATCTAAAATTAGAGTCAATACACGGCAATGGGTTGCATCTAAATTGCTACCCAAAGTTTATGGTGATTCTAAAGCAGTTGAAGAAGATAAGGAAAAGCAACGCAAAGAAGAAATCGAAAAAATGTTACATGATGCGATGGCTAAAGCGATCAAATCCAAAGAACGGGATTACTAGTGAAAGTTGAAGTATCAGAAAAACCGGATAGCTTAGCATTCTTTATCTATTGTGATGAAGAACAGATGGCGCGCTGGTTTGATTGGGGTGGGCACATATCATTTCATGTGCAAGCGCCAGACGGCGAGGCTTTTATAATAGACCAACGCGCATCTGTCGAACAAAACAGAATGCACGAAGAAATACATGAGCTGAGAATGTTGCTGTTAAAGAAAGAAATCAATTAATAATAAGGCGGCTCATGGAAGAGCAAACGCTACCAAAATTAATGCAAGACAGGGCCGAACTGTGGGGCTCTTTCTTGTTCTTTTGTGAGACTTTTTTCCCATTAGTCACTGGCAGACCTTTTATCATTTCCGCCCCCACTGCGCGCGAGTCACATCATGTCACGATAGCGCGAGAACTAACAAAGTGCGCACGACTTGAAACGCGTTCATTGCTTATAAATGTGCCCCCAGGATATGGTAAATCAGTGATGCTCTCCATGTTCGTCGCGTGGGTTATGAGCCGATGGCCCGACTCTAATCATCTGTATATAGCATACGGTCATGAGCTTGCTGCAAAACACACAGCGTTCATTAAAAAGATAATGGAAAACAGCGTTTATCAATACACATTTGATATAAAGATACGACATGATTCTAAAGCAAAAGATTTCTTTCAAACAACAGCCGGCGGCATCATTAGAGCTTTTGGTTCGTCAGGAAGTATCACGGGTCAGGATGCTGGGCTGCCCGGTCTTAACCGGTACTCGGGAAGCGTCATAATAGATGACCCTTTGAAACCCGATGAAGCACACTCCGACACAGTTAGAGCGAATGTTATACGTAACTATCGCGAGACAATCTTACAGCGCCCGCGCTCTGAGAACGTGCCAATTATCTGCATTGCACAAAGACTTCATGAAGATGATTTACCAGCATTTATGTTAAGCGGCAATGATGAGCGACACTATAAGAGCGTGATACTAAAAGCGATTGATGACGCGGGAAATGCGTTGTATCCAGAGGTTAACTCACTTGCTCAGCTCAAAGAAAAGCAGCTCAAGAACGAATATGTTTTCGCCGGGCAATATCAACAAAATCCATTGCCGTCTGGTGGGGCGTTATTTCGCAGAGAATACTTTGTCATGCTTGATGAAGAGCCGGATATCATTTGTACTTTTATCACAGCAGATACAGCTGAGACATCCAAAAATTACAACGACGCAAGTGTATTTAGTTTTTGGGGACTGTATAAGCTTCCGGACTCTGAAGATTTGGCGTTGCACTGGATTAATTGCTGGGAGATACGAGTAGAGCCAAAAGACTTAGAGTCAGAGTTTAGAAGCTTCTATGCTGATTGTATGTTGCATGCTGTCAAGCCCAGGATAGCAGCGATAGAAAAGAAAAGCACAGGCGTCACACTGCTTAGCGTCTTGCAAGACATGCGAGGGCTGCACTTGCGGGAAGTGAAGAGGACTAGGGCATCAGGAAACAAGACTGACAGATTCTTAGAGATGCAGCCAATCATAGCTAGCAAACTAATATCGTTTACATTTGGCGCAAGACACGCTGATATGTGTATTACGCACATGACTAAGATCACAGCAAATGAAAGTCACCGCTTTGACGACATAGCCGACTCCGTATTTGACGCGTGTAAAATAGCACTCATAGACAAGACGCTTTATGTTGATACAATAAACAAAGAACAAGACAACGCCTTGGCAGGGATTGCTGAAGCTCAACAACAACGCCGCCGGGCAATGCAAGGAAGCAACAACTATGGCTCTTATCGCTAAACGCTACACGTCCGAACTTGATGAAATCAAGGATAACATCAGACAATCTAGGCTGTACTGGAAAAAGAACATCGATACGTATCGTAAGTTTATGCGCTTGGTGTTCAAAACCGCATTCTCAAACGACGATGTTCAAAAGCTGTCACAGCTCTCTAAGCCCGCTCTTGAGTTCAATATCTTAGAAGCGATGATTAGCCGACTACGTGGCGAGTTTTCTAAGCAAGAGCCCTCTATCTCTGTTCGTGCCGCCGACGGCGTGCCAATTGATAAGCTCGATGAAGACTTTGAAGCCACGATGAAGGTCATTGAAGACTACATTCGTGAAATTATGGCAACAAGCACTAACGACAACATGGAATACAACATATTCTCTGACTTGCTAGGGGGTGGATTTAGCGCTGCCAAGGTCTACACAGAATACGCCAATGAGCTCTCGTTCGAGCAGGTCATTAAAATGGAGAGAGTTTTCGATCCTAAGTTGGTTGGCTTCGATCCTTGTGCGCGCACTAGTCACAAAGGGGATGGTGAGTATTGTTATGAGATAGCGCCCTGGAAAAAAGAAGACTTTGAAAGAGAATTTGGCGAAGAAGCGACAAAAAAGATGTCGTTTAGCACGGGCTTGGAAGGATTCAGCTGGTCGTATCGCAATCAAGAAGAAGAAAAAGTTGTTCTTGTTGCAGATTACTACAAGAAAAAGAAAAAGAAGATTCGCATTGTTAAGCTGTCAGACGGGCACGTGATTAACAAGAAGCATTACGATGACATGGTCGAGCTCTGGGATAGCCAGGGGTTTATTGAGCAACCGCCTCAGATCGTAGAGGAGCGCGACACAGTCATTGAAACAGTTTGCCGTTACAGAATATGTGAGACAGAATTACTAGAGTACACGGAGACCGATTACAAGTTTCTGCCGATTGTATTTTTCGATGGCAACTCGGTAATGATGCAAGACAGCGAAGATGCGCCCAACTACCAAATGTGTAGGCCATTCGTGTATCACGCCGCCGGTGTTCAGAAGCTAAAGAATTATGCAGGTCAAACAATCGCGGCTGAAATTCAGAACATGACCATGAACAAATGGGTTGCCAGTGTTGAATCTATTCCAGAAAAATATCAAGAAGGGTGGCAGAACCCACAGATTGAACAAGTGTTACTGTACAACGCGTTCTACAAGAATAATCCAGAAATTCAGCTCATGCCGCCCCGGGAAGTACAGCGCACTCCCACCCCCCCGTTAGTTCAAGAAACTTTTATGGGGACGGACAGTACTACACAGATGATATTAGGCTCCTACGATACGGTTCTTGGTACAAACTCTAACCAGCTGTCGGGCAAAGCAATACAGCAGGGCGCATTGCAGTCCAACGGTGCATCTATTCCTTATCTAGTAGGGTACGTCAAAGGTCTTAATCGGATTGCTGAGATACTTTTAGATTTAATCCCAAAGTACATTGTCACCCCTAGAACCATTCCAGTTCGCGGCCTAAATGGCAAGCGGGCTTATCAGCTCGTGAACCAAAAGGGCGATGAGCGTAGCGTTGATATCCAGATAGACAGCTCTATGCTTCAGATACGGGTTGAAGCGGGCGTTAACTCTAATATTCAAAAACAAGCGGCGTTAGAAGAGATTACCGGAATGATGCAAGCATCTCCCGTCTTTGCTGAATTCATTAACACGATGGGCTTAGAAATCATTCTAGACAACATGGACATCAGAGGAGCTGACCACCTCAAAGCACAGGCAGCAAAATTCATGCAGCAGGTTGAAGCGGCAAAACAACAGCCTCCACAGCCCTCTGAGACAGAGATTGTGGTTCAGGCTGAGTTGGAGCTGGGTAAGGCTAAGATTGAATCTCAGATGCTTATAGCGCAGGGTGAACAAGCCAATGCAGCGGCCAAGGTTGCTGTTGATAAACAGAATGCCGACACTAACTTTATGAAAGTCATGGCGCTTCTTAAAGAGCAAGATGCCAAATTAGACCTTGAGCAACAAAAAGTTGACTCCGAGAACGCTAGAACAGGCATTGAGCTGGCGTTAGGTATTGCTGAGAAACATCACAGCATGAGCTCGAGTAAAAAGGGAACAGAATGACAGAAAGGAAATGTATTTTTGATGGGTGCAATAGAAAGCACAAAGCGCGTGGTTATTGTTCTGGTCACTTGCAAAGAGTGATCGCTGGAAAGCCGCTGGGGGTTCTTAGGGAGCCTGTTGTCGCAAAGACAAAGTGCAAAGTCCCTGGCTGCAGTACGACATCAAGAACATCGGGCTTGTGCGCTAAGCATTACATGAGAGTCAGGAACACAGGCACTACGGAAGACCCGGTTAAAAGAGAGCCGGGAAAAAAGAGATCTCACAAAGGGATAAGTCGTTTCTTTGGTTCGTCTAAAACAAATCAGCCAATAGATTTATTACAAAGAAAAGAAGAAGGCGAGGCTTTGGATGCTATAGCGTCTCAGCTGGGTTTATCTTCCTGGTCAATGATGCACGGCGACAGATTGTAATGGGGGCGGCTTTTATGAGAACGGCAAGAATACTTTTAGTTAACGGACCAAGATGGCTTGTAATTAATAATAAAATGTACGATTTAAACAACGTTTCGCTTGAAGAAATGCCCAAGCTTAGAGATTCCGATTACCATATGAGTCTAGAGGCAGCTAAAAACAAAGCTTATGACGATGGATATCAGGCGTATGTTTATAACAAAAAAATCATTAAGTTTAGAAGAATTAGAAACATCAAATTTTTAAAAGCAGAGAGGCTGTAATGTCGTGCCTATTGTCACGCATTAGAGCTTTCTTTAAGGACCTCTTCTCAGGCTTGCTGTATCTGGATTGCATACCAAAGGATGACGAAGAGGTGGAGGACGACAAAGATGGCCAGATGTAACCGGTGCTCCGCTCCACAATCACAATGTTATTTTGGGGTATGTTCCCACTGCGGACTGCCTGCCTCGATGTCGTGGGGCATAGCTGCCCACGAAGGATTCCCAGATACACGAGATAATAAGCAAATAGAGAAAGATTTCTTTGATAGACTTGGGGAGCTCGATGAATTCATGCAGCAAGCCCATATTAGAGACTTTCAGACAGATAGAATAACAGTAGGCTTGCCACAGATCTCAGAACAAAAAATAGCGGCATTTCTAATCACAGAATTCTTCCAGAATGCCATAGCCACGCTAAAAAGCGCAGAGAAACGCATTAAAGAACAGTTCCCGAAGTTATTTCCGTAGTGGAAAGTATTGGTTAGTCTTGGCCTATCAAGCATCCGGGCGGTTATTAGGTTTTTCCTAATAACCGTCCAGCCTCTCATGTACAATAAACCCCATCAATGTCCAAGATTGTCCAGCCCCCCAGCAAACACCATTCTTATAATATTAAATATATGGTAATATTCCCATTTACTCCACTTTATTCCCCTTTGCATGGAGATATATGAGCGACAAGAAGTATTACAGCCGAGAAGAAGCATCGGCATATTTAGGATTAGGCACATCTACACTGGCTGCCTGGGCCTCCAATGGCAGACAAGATTTACCTTACACTAAGATGGGAAGGATGGTGCGTTATCGCAAGGAAGACCTAGACGCGTTCATGGAAAAGGGTATTCAGAAAAAAGAAGTAGAGATAATTGACCCAAAACCCAAAAATATCTCCACGCCCCAAGAGACAAACCAAGAAGCTAGAGACCTAGCCATTGTCAGCGAGGCTTTGCTTGATATTCATGGAATGATCGGCAATTATGCCAAGCTAGAAGCGTGCAATAGTCTTTTGACGCCCCACAATGTCGAGAAAGTTGCGCAGACTATGCGGGCTTGCATGATGCATTTGTACGCTGTCACAAGAAGCGACCAGAGAACCGCTGAGGTTTGGGCGCACAAGATTAAGTTGTTAACGATTAGAAGGTAGGACGATAAAATGGAAAGAAAGATAATTGATTACATGTGCCCCGTTCTGAGCAGCGAAGACAGCTTAACTGGGTTTGTTAAAGATAGAATTAAGGATGGATGGCAGCCGTTTGGCGGTCCACACATTATTTATTGTCCTGGCGAAGGGTACGAGTCGCCTTATTGCTTTGCTCAAGCCATGGTAAAATACGCCGACTAAGTGTTGTGTCGATAGTCTTAAAGGTTATCGACACGTTCTTGTGATGTGCTTATGGTTTAAAGGCGTCTATTTCGCCACCTTCTTTAAATTTGATATTATGGCATCCAGCTTATCAAGATGCTTAGACATAGCCTCTATTCTTTTCGTCTCTTGCTGTCTTAGTCTTGTCCATCTAGACTTTTCAAGCCTAAGCCCTTGAAATTCTTGTCTAACCCTTTCTTCAGACTCCCATTTTGCTCTTTTTAAGATTGCCTCTCTTTCGGCCTTAAGTCTGGATTCGTGCTCTACATCTGACTGCTTTTTATGTTTTATTTGATAGAGGCATCCATCGCAGAAATTAAGCCACCAGAATATTTCCTTTTCCACAGACTTTGAATCCATTGCAAATTTTTTTCCAATGTGTTCAAAAGAATTTTTCGAAATAAACATTAAAAACACATCTAAAATGTGTGAGGTTTCTGTGTGCGCTTCAAATAACTTTTGTGCATCTTGCTCACAAATAGTATTGTATTGAAACTCAGCTGTTCGCCTTGATCTTTCTATCATGTGCAAAAATGTTATTTCACCTTCCGTCATTTCTTTAGATTCTTCATCCATTCTCTTACTTCCTCTGTCACGTACATTGGTCTTTTTCCATTGGGCCGCCTGGGGGCGGGAAAATCATCTTGCAGTCGAATCATATAAAGCTTTGTAGTGCTAACACATAAGAACTTTGTCAGCTGTTTAACGCTCAACATTTCGGGCCATATCTCCATATCGTTATCCTCCGTCCATTAGAGTTATTTGCCGTTTAATACTATCAGATAACGCATAAAGCTGATCAACACAGAATAAAAACGTTCATCTCAATCATATATAGATTAATGCAGGTTAATACCATCATACCGTTAAAGATACCCTGCTTGATGCATTATTTTAGTTAAGTATATTGAGATATATCGCGTACCAGAACGCTTGATAATCTGGGCTGAACCTTCTCCTATGTGGGTTACATAGGTCGACACTCGTCGTTAATGAGGCTTAACCGTCACGGGGCAATAGTGAGATAGATGTAATGGAAGACAATTTAGTAGCAGATGGATCTGCGAGCGGCTCGTCAGAAAAGATGATCCCGCAATCACACGTAGACGCTATCGTTAAAAAAGCAAAGTTCGAAGCTGAAGACAAAGCACGTCGCGAGCTTAGAGCAGAGATTGAGTCCCAACGGGCTCAAGAAATGCAGGGAATGCAGGCGGCTAATCAAGCTGCACCAACTGGCCAGTCCCCGGTTGATGTGGATGAGATTAAACGTCAGGCACAGGAAGGTGCCATCTCTGAACTAGAACGCAGACAAGCTGAACAGCAAGAAGCAAAGCAGCTTCAAGAAATGGCGGCTCAGTACTATCGAAAGATGGAATCCGTGCCAGAACTTTTTGAAGATATGGCGAAATTCAATAAGGACTTTACCGAAGAATTTCCCGAAATTGCACTCTATGCAGGTGGTCTAGAAAATACAGCTCACATTATAAAAGAGCTGGATGATAACCCCCACAAGCTGGCTGCAATTAATGGCTTTGTGAAATCAGCGCCTAATAGGGCGGTTGCGGAACTCAAGAAATTGGATGCCTCAATCACCGCTAATAGAAACGCTGGCTCTAATGCTAAAACTACTAATCAACCTCTTTCAAAACTGAAGTCTTCAAATATCGGCGGCATGGATGCGGGCCCGAAAAGTATTTCAGACTTGAGAAAGATGAAATACTTGAGAGGTTAAGTCTTTGGTGACATTGCGTCCGTGCCTTACTTGAAAACTAAAAGTGGGGTCATGCAATGTCACAACCAACAAATTTACTACAACAGGTCCAAACTTACCAAATGTCTGAATTGGCTTTGTTGCAAAACAGCTATTTCTTTTTAAGCAAATCTAACAAGAAATTTAAAAATTTCGAAAATATGACAGCAAACTTAGGTGACACTGTTACTTTCGATTTACCACCAAGATTTACAGTTACTAATTCTTTAGTAGCAAACTTCCAAGCAGCAGACCAGCGCGTTCAAACATTGACCGTTGACAAACAAGCATCTGTTTCTTACAGCTTTACGTCACAACAATATATTTTTAACGTTGAAGACTATATGGCTAAATTCGGTAAATCAGCTATTGCTGAATTGGGCGCTCAAATTGAAGCAGACGTTGCCTCTCTTTGTGTAACCGCTCCTTATCGTTTTTATGGCGATGGCGTCAACCAAATCAACTCATACGAACAATTAGCTAATGCGTTAGCGTTGTATCGTAACTTTGGCGCACCACGCACAAACACAATGGGTGTTTTACAAGACGTTGCAGTGCCTCCAATCGTTAACAGCGGGCTATCACAATTCGCATTAAAGCGTAACGATGAATCGGCTATGTCATGGGAAATTGGTTCTTTCAGCAACTGTGAATGGTTCGAATCTAACTTGCTTCCTACGCATATTGCCGGGACAGAAGGGCAGGTCGGCTCTACATTGACTGTTGTTTCTACAACGCTTGATGCTAACGGCGCTGTTACTGCAATCACCTTCAGTGGCTGTAACGCTGCAAACGACGCTTCATCCGTTTTAGTAAACGACTCTTTCCAGTTCAAAGATGGCGTAAGCGGATTCAGCAACATGCGTTTCTTGACTTTCATCGGTCACTTACCATGTAACAACCCCGTACAGTTCCGTGCGACAGCAACTGCTGCATCGACTGGCGGCAGTCAGGTTACTGTTTCCATTTCTCCACCACTTCAAGTGGCTGCGGTTAATAACCAAAATATTAATCAGCCTATTCGCCCCGGAATGCAATGTACTGTATTGCCTTCACACAGAGCTGGCGTGATTTATGCTGGAGACCCATTGTTTCTCGCACTCCCTCAATTACCCGACCAATCACCATACGTGACTGGTAACGCTGTAGATCCTGATTCAGGCGCTTCGTTCCGCCATTACTACGGCACAGTTTTTGGCCAGAACTCCATGGGAACTATACGTGACTGTATATGGGGTAAGACGTTAGTGGCTGATTATGCGATGAAGTTGGTTTTTACATTGTGAGTTTTTTCCCTCTAACATATGATATCATAGCATATTTGTTGTTAGGGGGAATGAAAATTGGATCAGGTGAAGATTTATTATTGTTGTGATTGCAAAAAGGTCAGGGAGAAGCTGAAGCCGTCAACGTGCAGAGCGTGCGGGATAATAAGAAGCAGAGAATATAGGGCTCGACTTAAAGCTGGGCATGTGGCAAAGCCTAGAACAGGTTTATGTCCATGCGGAAATGAAAGAGCTCCTTATAATCCTTCTTATTGTCTTAAGTGTGCTAGTGCTCGAAGAGCGCAGTGGAATCGGGACCACCCCCCGACCAGAGAACAGCAAGATCATATTAATGAGCTTCAGAATAAAAGATACGTTAAAAAAAGAGGCCCTAGAAAAGATAAACCAGACCCGTCTTTGTGGATAAAGCCAGAAAGAGTGAAGAAGGAAGGAACGCGAGTTAATGGGATTCCGGTATTATGCGCAAGACCAAATTGCAATAATACGGAAGGTATTTTATCCAATGGTTGGTGCAAACCTTGCGCTGCCGCCTATCAAAGGGAAAGGATCAAGTACCACCATCTACCAGAACGATCTGAAGAGTCAAAAATCAAAGGTCGCGTAAGAGCGTTAACAAATTCTTACATAAAGGCTGGAAAACTTTCGAAAGGGCCTTGTGAAGTATGTGGTACAAATGAAAATGTAGAGTCTCATCATGATGACTATACTAAGCCGATGGATATCCGCTGGCTTTGTCGAAAACATCACAGAGAGCATCATAGAAACGAAAAATTAACGGAGAACCAAAATGGCACTACAACCTAACGCACCAATTTATACGCCTTTTACAGCCTTCATTAATGGCTTAACAATGGCTTACACTTCTGCAACATCAATTACAGTTGCAGCCGGTGATGCCTCCGACTCTACCGTTACTGCCAAAATCACATTGGCCGCCGCTGCTGTTATCAATACAGCTGCTGACGGATTAAATGGGTTAGACACTGGCGCTATGGCCAACAACACCCATTACGCGGTTTATGTCGTTGCAGACTCTACTGAAAAATACCCAACAGGCGCTATGTTGTCTTTAGCATCAAACGCAATTCCTTACTTACCTTTTGGTTACGACATGTACCGTCGTATTGGGTACGTGTTAACGAACGGCTCTGCTCAAATTCTTGAGTTTACACAGCGCAAGAACGGTCTTAACCGTGACATGTGGTATGCCGATGCAATCGCAACGAACATCACTGCAGGCGCTTCTGCAACGTTTGCTGCAGTTACAGCTTCTGCCTCTGTTCCAGCTGGCGCTAAAGAAGTGTTCATCAAAGCTGCATTAACATCAGATGCTGGCGCTACTCGTACTGCTGCATTGCGTGATGGGGCATCTGCTTCTACAGCAGGGCAGGTGTTCATGTCTTCACCAGCAAGCACTGTGACAACAGCCTCCTTGGTTTGTCCTTGTGGCGTGTCTGGCGACATTGATTACATTGTATCTAATGCCGCTGCAGCTATCGCTTTAAGCGTGAGCGGGTACGTAGATGCGTTAATCTAAGGGGTAAATGATGGCCTATACAACACAAGAACTAATAACCAAAGCATTTTTCGTGGCAGGAATTGCTGGTCATGATTTCCAGGTTGTAACAGGCCCTCAGCTTAGCTACGGTCTTAGAGTGCTTAACGACATTATTGACGATAAGCAAATTGAAACCGATATGATCCCATATACAACAACGTTGTATAACTTCAACTCTATTCCAGGCCAAGAGATGTATTTCATCCCCGGCCTGGTTCAGGTTGATACGCTTTGTTTCTTCATTGACGATATCCGATACTCAATGAGCAATGTATCAAGAGATGTTTACTTTGGTTCTTCTAGGGCCAACAACATCGATTCTCTCCCGGTAACGTTCCACGCCGAAAGGTGCTTTAATGGAACTAACATATTCTTGTATTTTTATCCTAATCTTGCATACCCTATGCAGCTTCTGGGATTATTTAAACTAAATGAAGTGACCGCGAGCCAAGACCTGTCCCTAACCCTGGAGCGGTTTTACATTAACTACCTGGGCTATGCCCTGGCAAACCGCCTGTGCATTGAATACGGGTACGCAATACCACAAGACGTAAGGATGCAGCTCCAATGGTACCAAGACAATATCAGCAAACGTTCCGCCCCCATGGACTTAAAAGCCAAAAACATCAATATGTTTGGGGTAACTAATTCAGTTAACTTTGCCCAATCCAATTTGGGCCAAGGGTGGCTTGCTACCGGGGCATTCGGTTAAAACAATAGGAATTTTATAGTGAATTTATTGTACAATATAACAGCAAAACCTAGGGTAGCTCCCGAACTGATGGCATCTCACCATCTTGGTTTTGCATTTGTACAAAAAGAGATTAATACTAGAGAGGTATCTATGAATGATTCTATTGTTAAATTATGCAAAGTAGATGGATGCGAAAATCCGCAAAAAAAGAACTCTAGATTATGTTGTAAGCATAAATATAGGTGGGATACGTATAAATCCTATGAAAAGCCTTCAAGAAAAAAACCCGCACCCATTCTTCCTGAAAATATTGTAAAAATATGTGAAAAACATGGAAAGCTAACTATTTCTGAAGTTTATAAACAAAAAACACCAAAAAGTTCTATTGGTTATTGGTATGTGTGCAAGGCATGCTCTGTAGCGAGCCAATGGGCTAGAAAATGCCCAAAACATGGCGACATAAACCCTGAAAAAAGGATTAAGGATGGTCGGTGCGCCGAGTGTCATCGAGATAGAGAGAATTCGTTCAGAAAGGCAAATCCAGAATATTTAAAGAAAAAGCTTCAAGAAGATAAACTTAAAAACCCAGAAAAGTGGGCAATGATATACAAAAGAAATTACAACAGAGATAGAGCAAAATTAACCCCAGAACAATGCAAAGA